GTGCCCTCAGACAATACTTGGAGCCCATATGGAGATCGGAGAGCACCCCCACTTGCTGCCGTGGGCTGGTCGTGGGCTGGATCCGTGTATCCTGCACCGTCCTGATCTGCTCGTTGGGGCTCAGGTGAACATGATCATTCCCGGCCTGAATCTCGATCCCCCGGGCCTTAGCCTCGGCAAGTAGAGCGCGAACCACGGACGGAGGCTTGCCGAGCTTGTCGCACAGGGCCTCAAAAGACACGATCTGCTTGGCCGCGTTGACCAGCCGCTCAAGGTCGGAGCTGACCGGCTTGCCACGATGCTTAGCCTCCCGC